TTTCGAGTTCTACCCGAAAGACTACGAGGTTAGCGAACGTAAAGCAGCTGACGGAAAGACCGAATACGTCATCCGCCACACCGCTTTTGAGAAGATAGTGGCCCTGACGCTGGCCATGAACCCCGCATATCCTACCACATCGGTAGGCGTGCGCGAACTCTACCGCGAGCAGCATCCTGACACCCCCGATGATGACGAGAAGCACCTGCGCGAATTGGAGGAGCAGGCAGAACAGGCACGCTTCATGTCGCACCTGCGTCAGATGCAGCGCGAGATCGAGACAATTATCAATTAACATAAGTATCACCCCTTTAATCGATTAAAAAGATGACAAAGATTGAAGAACTGAAGGCATCTCTCCGCGAGAAGGCCGACCGCCTGGGCGAACTTGCACAGGTACGTGAATTGACAGACGCTCAGAAGGCCGAGGTAACTCAGCTTGAGCGTGAGTATAAGAACATCAGCCGCCATTTGGAGGTAGAGCTTCGTGATGCTCAGGTGAAGCAGCTCGAAAAGCCCGCTCCACAGAAGAGCCTGGGCGAGCAGCTGCGCGAGATTGCACAGGATGCAGTCGACCACAAGCAGGCCCGTGAGATTAGCCTCTCTATCCTGACAGAAGGCGACAAGAACAACATCACATCTGCCGGTGCTCAGGCTACCACCATCTTCGGCCTCCTGCCATTGCTGGAGAAGGGCTTGATTTGGGGCCAGGTAGGTATGAAGGTGCAGACTGGCGTAACAGGCAATCTGTTGTGGCCTTATGCTACCACTAACGTAGAGGTCGAGGAGCGTGCCGAGGCTGCTGCCCTGAATGACAAGGACATCAACTTTGACAACAAGACCGCTACTCCTTACTCTTCTGGTATCACCATCAAGGTGACTAACGAGGCCATCGACGAGGCCACCTTCGACCTCGCAGGATTCGTTCAGACTCAGATGGGTCTCGCTGTTCAGCGCTACCTGAACAAGAAGACCTTCTCACCTGCTAACTGGAGTGGTTTGGCTGGTCCTTTCAAGAACGCAAGTCCTGCAGAGCTCGTCGCTACTTACGAGAATCTGAAGGAGCAGAAGGCCCTCATCGCTGCCACTGGCGTTGATATGAGTGGTTTCGCTTACGTGATGGACAATAAGACCCGCGCACTGCTGGAGTCTACTCCTAAGGCTGTTGGTCAGGGTGGCTTCATCCTGGAGAACGGTAAGATTGACGGCGACCCCGTTTATGTTACTGAGTACATCAACACCAAGGCCGACGGTACACAGCAGACTGGTGAGTATCGCCTGGAGATGGGTTGCTGGAACTATCTCGCAGCCAACCAGCACGGCGAGGTGCGCTTCACCGTCGATCCTCTGACTCTGGCATCAAGCAATGAGACCAAGTTTGTGCTCCATACCAAGTGGTCTCTGACCAATCTTGCCCTGGCTGATGCCTTCAAGATCTTCAAGCTCGTGAAGCCTGCATCAGACAACACGATTGGCGGCTAAATCTCTCAACGCTCAACTTCTGGGGTAGTTCCTGACGTGGGCGGTCGGCAATGCAAACGGCAATAGCCAGTACCGTCCACGTCTCCCCTGGAGGTAGAGATAATTCACAAAAGTAACACAACATCAAGTCACACTGATACATGAGTCTCGCAACAGATAGCATATTCATCTCGGCCCTGCAGTCGAACCAGGAACTGATGGAGCGCATCGGATATGTCGCACCTACGTCCGAGGAGGACACAGGACAGCCTGCCCGTCTTTATGGCACGGCCATCCCACTGCCCGACGAGGATGCTGACAACGTGCCGGCGCCTTACCTCATCGTGGTCTTCGACGGACTACAGAACGACCAGGGCACGAAGGACGACCGCTATGAGAGCGAATACGATACTGTGCAGATTGCCGTGCAGGTGATAGGCCGTAACATCAACGAGCTGCACGAACTGACGCAGGCGGTGCGCGACACCATCCTCAGTTATCTGCGCACCACACAGACGGCTATCCAGGACTACAACTTCACGGCCAGCGAGATCGCCTACAACGACCAGAAGCCGTGCTATTGGCAAGAGCTCAACTATCAGTGCGACGTAATCAATACAAATGACGATGAGCAAGAAGAATGAAACCCAGCAGCCCAGCGTCTATGACGAGTTGCTGAAGAATGGCAAGGCCGTTCTGGAAGCGCCCACCCGTGAGGCCCTGGCCGAACTGGTTGACAATATCCCAGCCGACTGCAAGTACCGCGTCGGATGTGTTGGTCGCAAACAGGACGGCAGCGCGTACACCATCCAAGTTGAATCAATCTAAAATTATCAAGATATGGGAACATTAAAAGGACAAAACCTCCGCATCTGTGTGTTTGATACCACAGCGGAGAAGTACAAGGTGATTGGCATGGCCACCGGGTGCACGGTAACGCTAACCAACAACACCGACGATGCCTCTACCTCCGACGACGTGGGAATGGCTTCTAAGCCTACTACCACCAGCAAGGGGTGGAGTATGTCGTGCGACTCGCTCAATGTGGCCGACGCTGCCGCGATGCTCACCGCCATCAAGTCGATGCAGCCCATGCTGCTGATGTGGGATGAGACCGGCACCGCTGACAACCAGACACGCCAGAAGGCTACCTTCGCCCGCAAGGGTTATGCGTATCTGAACGACGCCACATTCAACTTCAACGATCGGGAGAACTCGACCAAGGCTTTGCAGTTCACAGGCACTGGTGCACTTCAGACTGTTGGCAGCAGCGAGGCTGTCGAGGTCATCGCTCTGGGCAGTTACACCAAGGGTCAGTTCGTTCGCCTCTTCCTGGGCAGCGACAACACCGCTGCACCCACTACGGTCATCGCAGCCGCGAAAACGTTGTCCCTTCATGTATCGCTTACGATGGAATCAATTTCATCGAAGGATACGGCCGGGGATTACGATATTTTTGAACCTACAGCTCTCAACTACGACATCTCAACGGGCGCCCTGGTTCGCTCAGGCGAGACTATCACCAGCCAGGTGGGTGCCAAGGCTCTGGCAGACCTGGAGACTATCTACGAGGCTGGCACGCCAGTCAAGTGGAAGATTGCCAACGTCGGAGGCGACAACAACCGCACGGCATCGAGCACGATCGTCAGCGGAAGCGTGGTTCTTCAGACGCTCACAATCAACGGCCCCAACCGTCAGAATGCCGACTACACTGCCCAGCTTGCCGGCTACGGCGACTACACAGTGGCAGCATAGCTTGTTTTTCATAGTTCAATCAGGAGCGAGGCCCTTCGGGGCTTCGCTTTTTTTGTGGCCTCACCGTGGCCGCTGCTTCTCCAGTGGCTCAAAGTAAACCTTATCCCCGTTTCCGTCCGAACCATAAAGGACAAAAACAAAGAATATATGAAATGGTTGACATTAGATTGGATTCGTGACCATTCCCGACTTCTGCACGATGAAGCCGAGAATGACATTTTAGAGCTGTATGGCGACGATGCTGAGCAGACCGTGCTCAACATTTGCAACCGCAGCTATGAGGACATCATGGAAACGTACGGAGAAGTCCCCAAGCCTCTGTTCGTGGCCGCGCTGATGCTGGTGGAGGTGGCCTATACCCACCGGTCACCCGACACTAATCAGCAGCTCTATCTTATCCCCTATACCTTCGACATGAAGGTAAAGCCCTATATCAAATTAGCAAACGATAATAACAATCAAGGATATGGATGCAAAAATCTTTAGGATTCTGTATAAGTCGGACTTCATTCTGACTTTAGTATCGGATGCAGGCTGGGCGACACCGTTCTGCATCAAGTTCTGGACGGGTGTACCGAATCAGGCATACTATGCACAGTACGACGGCACCACCTACACCCATTGCGCACCTGTGGATGGCGAACCTACGAAGCTAACGGTGCAGTTCGATGACCACCACCTCCCCATCGGTGAGTTGAAGTTCCAGATCGGCTACCATTTCACCGTTGCCGACTTCCCCAACGACACGGAGGATGAGGTACTGAACCAGGCTAACATCACCATCGAGATAGATGGTGAAACGTATCAGGTGATGCTCGACTTCAACGGCGAGACGGCTCCAGATATTCAGTTTTCATTGCCTGCCTACGCTAACGAAGCCCAGCGCATCGAGAACGAGCAGCAGCGTGTATCTAACGAAGAGCAGCGCATCAGCAACGAACAGCAGCGCATCGCCAATGAGCAGCAGCGCGTCGCATCCGAACAAGACCGTGCGAATGCCGAGAGCGAGCGCGTGACGGAGTTCCAGCAGATGATGCAGCAGGCAGACGCAGCCATCGAGGGTGCCGAGAATGTGGATGCTGATCTGGATGGCTACGACCTGACCATCACCAACCGCAACGGCCAGCAGAAGACCGTCTATACCAAGGGCGTGAGCGGTGGCATGCTGTTCCCCGTGATGAACTTCGACCCGGCAACGGGTATCCTCACCATCAGCGGACTCCAGCAGGAGGTGGACCGCATCCGCTACGACTACGATACAGCCGAGTTGATTATCAGTTTTCCCAATGTCTAACGAATTAAAACGATAAAGATATGAATGAGCAAGTTCAAGAAATCCGCTACCTCGTAGGCGAGGCATGGAAGGGCGAGTATAATCCCGCCACCCCTTATGGCAATGCCAATGTAGTTCAGGACC